GGCAAAGGCGGGCAGTCCGAGCAGAGGCAGGAGGACGGGGTCAGCGTGATCGACATCTTTTTCGACCAGCTCGACGCGAAGATGGCCCAGAACATCAACCAGGGACGTGGGGCCACCACGGCCGCCATGACCAAAACTTTCGGACTTAATCGCTCAAGGGGGGCTTTGAGATAATGGCAACCTGGCCCACAACACTCCCCCGGCCGCTCGTCGAAGGATACCAGATCAACCCCTTTGACCAGGCATTGAGGCAACCCTTCGAGTCTGGACCGGGCCGAGTTCGTAGACGCTTCTTCACCCCGTTTGAAAGGATCAATGTGGCGTGGCGCTTGACCGAGGCGCAATTCACGGAATTTCGGACATGGTACTTGTCGGAGTCCGGGGCAAACGGAGGCGCAGCCTGGTTTGACATCGAACTCACCAACGGCCGCGGGGGTATGGCCACAACCAACGCACGTTTTGGTGGCGCGTACATGGCTACGCCATTCGGTGCGACCGGCTGGAAGGTTTCCGCCGTCCTTGAGGTCAGAGATGCCTGACGTATCGCTCTCCGAGGCCATCCGGGAGGCCTACGCGTCCGCCCCCGGCCGGGTCATCTACCACACGCTGGAGCTTCGCCACGCGAGTCTGACCGAGCCCATCCGCCTCGTTCTGGGAAATGACAACATCGAGGCCAGGCTGGAGGCTTCCGCACCGGCCAATCCGGGGGAGCTTGTCACCTTCATCCGCTATTATTTCAGGTTCACGAAGCCCGACGTTTCCCCGGACGGGGTCCCGACCCTTCAGGTCGAGATCGAGAACGTGGACAGGATCATCACGGCGTCGCTGATCGAGGTTGCCAGGTCGGAAACACCCCTCAAGGCGACATACCGGGAGTTCCTGGATTCCGGCCTGAACATAGGACCGGAGAACGACCCGCCGACGCACATGGACATCTTCGACGCAAACGCGACCCTCCTTTCGGTGACGGCAACTGCCGGGTTCCCGAACCTGATGAACCGCAAGTTCCCGACCAAGGACTACGACGCGCAAACCTGGCCCGGACTGGTGGTATCGTGAGCGAGTTTGAACAGTACATAGGCAAGCCCTGGCGGCAGTGGGCGGACGGACCGGACGCCTACGACTGCGCGGCCTTTTTCCGAGCCGTCCAGAGGGACCACTTCGGCATCGAGGTTTCCCGGGTCATGGTTCCCGACTACGACGACGCCATGGCCCTGGTTGGGCTCATCGAGGACCAGGCCGAGGGCCAGGGATGGGTCCCGGTCAAGGAGCCCAGGCACGGGGATCTCGTCATCGTTCACCGGCCCCGCCATGTGGGGGTCTGGATCGACACCCCGACCGGCCCCGGGGTCCTGCACTGCGTCAGGGGGGCCGGGGTGGTCTTCACCCGTAATGCCGCGTGGCAGGCCTCCGGATTCGGGCGAAAACAGTTCCTCCGCCACAGGAGCAAAATGGATGACTGACCGCCAGCACGCAACAGCCGTTTTTATTGACCACGTTCTTTGCCCGCAAAGGCGGCGCGTGGAGGTCATAGGGGAGCAGAGCATCGCCGCCCTCGATCCGAAGTGGGAGCGGCCCTATGTGGCACTGCTCGACGGGAAGCCCGTCCTCCGCAAGGAGTGGGGGACGCTCATTGTCCTGCGCGGCCAGGTCCTCATTTTCGTTGATGTGGAAGCCCTCCCCCAGGGGGGCGGGGGAGGCTCGAACCCGCTCCGCATCATCGCCATGGTCGCCGTCATGGCCATCGCAGTGGCCGCGCAACAGTACTGGGCCGCAGGCCTGGCGACAACGATGGGCATATCCACCCAGGCCGCCGGGATGCTCATTGCCGGCACGGTGATGATCGTCGGCTCCGCCCTCGTAAATGCGCTGATCCCGGCCCAAGCCCTGCCAGGTTCATCCGGAATGGGGTCATCGGCCGCCGCGTCCCCGACCTACACCCTGACGGCCCAGGGCAACACCGCCAGGCTGGAGCAACCCGTCCCCGAGCACTTCGGGCGGATGCTGGCATATCCAGATTATGGCGCGCAACCCTATCAAGAGTTCCAGGGCAACGAGCAATACCTCTACTGCTTCCTGTGCATCGGCCGTGGCGAGTACCGCATCGAAGCCATCCGGATCGAGGACACCCCGATTTCGGAGTTCGAGGAAGTCGAGTACGAGATCGTGGGCCCGGATCAGCCCGTGACCCTTTTCCCGGCCAACGTAATCACCTCCGTGGAGGTTGGCGGGCAGGAAATGGACTACAACGTCCTTACGGGCGAGTTCGTGGTCAACCCGGCAGGCTCCCAGGTCAACTTCATCGGCTTCGACTTCGTGACGCCCCGAGGCATGTACTACGCCAACGACAACGGGAGCCTGTCCGCCGTTTCCATCTCCGTGCAAGCCCATGTCTGCCTGATTGACAACAACGGGACCGAGATCGGGTCTTGGACAACCGTTGTAAACAAGACATACACCAATGCCACCGCCACCCCGCAACGGTTTTCGGAGAAGGTCGCCGTCACCTCCGGTCGATACAAGGCGCGGGTCCTGCGCACCAACGTGGAGCAGACCGGGAGCCGCTACGGTCATAATATCGTGTGGGGAGGCCTCCGTGGGTATATTCAGGAGGCCCGCACCTACGGGGACACCACGCACCTGGCCATCAAAATGAGGGCCTCCAGCCAATTGACGAGCCTCTCCTCCCGCAAGTTCAACGTCATCGCAACGCGCAAGCTCCCGACATGGAACGGGCTGGCCTGGACTCCGAAGACGGCGACCCGCTCCATCGCCTGGGCCGCCGTCTATGTGGCAAAAGAGATCGGGTTCACAGACGCACAGATCGACCTCGACGCCTTCCGCATCCTCGACGCGCGGTGGGCACTCCGAGAGGACTTCTTCGATGCTCGTTTCGACACCACCATGGACGCCTGGACCGCTATCGCCAAGATCCTGGCCGCCGGTCGTGCCCGTCATTTCCTACAGGCCGGGACACTGCGCGTCTTCAGAGATCAGGCCGAAACCATCCCCGTGGCCATGTTCTCACAACGGAACATCCTCCCGAACTCGTTTTCAATCCGCTTCGCGCTCCCGTCCGAGGACATGGCCGACTGTGTCGACGTAAAGTATTTCGATTCGAGCGTGTGGGCGGAGCGCAGGGTCAGGGGGAAAACCGGGACCTCCGCCGAGTCAAAACCCGCGACACTCGATCTTTTCGGGGTGACATCCAGGGCCCAGGCGGCGCGAGAGGCCTTTTACCATGCGGCCACAAACGCATGGAGGCGGATGTTCATCAACTTCTCGACGGAAATGGAGGGCTTCCTCGTTTCCCCCGGGGATCTCATCGCAATCCAGCACGACATGCCCGCCTTTGGTCAGCACGGGGAGATCGTGGAGTGGAACCCCGCAACACTGACGGCCAGGATCTCCGAACCACTTACCTGGCAAGAGGGAGAAGTTCACTACATCGCCCTACGAAAAAAAGATGGCGGCCTAGTTGGCCCCTACGCCTGCGCCAGGGGGGCAACGGACCACCACGTTTCCCTCGGGTCGGCTCCGGAGATCGATCCCTATACTGGGATGGACTACGAGCGGACCCATATCTCATTCGGGTGGGGCTCGACCGTTTACCTTCGGGCAAGGGTCCTCACAATCCGGCCCCGGTCCATGAATCAGGACGACATAGAGGCCGTCAACGAGGACGAGAACGTCCATACCCTCGAACTAGGTCAGGCTGTCCCGAGTCCAGCCGTAAGCCAGTTGGAGGGCTACAGGCTTGCTCCGATTGTTCGCGGGCTGATCGGCCGATCCGTTGCCGGAGATCCGACAAAAATGCTTCTGTCCTGGGCGCCTTCGCCCTGGGCCGATAACTACATCGTCGAGCAATCCGCGGACGGAAACACGTGGACCCGCACAAACGAGCCCTCTGCAAACAACTGCACCGCAACGGCAATTTACGGAAACGCAACGATCGTCCGTGTGGCCGCCATGGGAGCGGCAAGGGGCCCCTGGGTTCAGATTTCATATGGAGGCGTAGCCGACTATATGTGGTCGGCCAGCGATTCAACTTTGATGTGGTCGGCCACAGATACCGACCTGATGTGGAGGTATTAAATGCCATTGCCAGCCGCAATAGACTTTAACGATCCTGGCGTCACCGAGGCCGGATTCAAGACCGCCATGAGCAACCTGCTAGACTGGCTCGGGGGCGCATCGTCTCCGGTCCTCAAGGCCGATGCGACGGCGACGCTGTCCAAGGGGTTTGCCGCAGGGACAACAGCCGCCGCCAGCGTCAGCGGAACATTCACGCCTGCCGTCGCGGACGGAAACATCCGGAGTTTTGCACTGACCGCAAACGGGACATTGGCGTGCCCGAGCGCTGCCGGGTCCTATGCGTTTGTGGTCAACCGCTCCGCCTCGCTGTTCACCCTCTCGTTGTCCGGGTTCGACAAAGTGTCCGGGACAATCACGGGCCGGTGGGTGCTAGTGTCCGTAGTCAAAACCGCAACGCGTTCCGTCGCATTTGTCGACAACATTTAGGGCTACCGCCATGCTCATACCAATCCCAGCACGCGGAAAGGGCCTGCAGGCCCTCATCACCGGGACAATCGCAAACCTCAACCTGAAAACGTGGCTCATGTCGAACCTGGGGTGGGACGGGACAACACCATACGCGATAGACGTTATCGTCGACGCGGCCGCGATCATCTACGCGTCGACAACGGCAAACTACGCGCTCACGATTTCCGGGTTTCCGGCCGGGACCGTTCTGAATTTAATAAACAACGGGGTGATCATTGGGGCCGGAGGAGCAGGAGGGAAGGGCGGAAAGCTTGAATCTGGATCTGATTATGAGGGAACCACATATTATGTGCGTTATGCTGGCAGCCCTGGCAGCCCTGGTGGTGACGCAATTAGCGCAGCATCTCCGGTAAATATCACTAACTTCTCAAAGATTTATGGTGGTGGTGGTGGCGGTGGTGGCTCATCCGCTGCCACAAAATCAGGTAATGGTGGTGGTGGCGGTGGTGGCATGGCTGTTGGCGCTGGTGGTTCTCGCGGTGATGTCGTATCGGCCTCGTACGGAAATAACGGAAACCCAGGCACAACCTACGCCGGAGGGTCTGGCGGATATTATAGCTGGACGGGGATTTACGCCGGATCAATATCTGGAGGAGCCGGTGGTGCGCCGGGGAGCGCCGGGGCCACTGGCGGACAGTATAGAGACGGGCAGACAGGGGTGACTACATACGGTGGCGCAGGCGGAGCCGCAGGCAAATACGCCGTAGGAAACTCAAATATCACATGGATTACCGCTGGAGACAGAAGGGGAGGTGTTTCATAATGTGGAAATGGCCGCAGAACACAGTTTTTGAGGGGACCTGGCGTGGGCTCATCGGGGAAGACGGGAAGATAGTCTGGCACGACATGAACAGCCCCGAGCGGTGGACAGAAGAAGAGCGGATGCGGTGGGGTGTCGCGTGGGTCGAGGATCAGCCCCAGGAGCCGAGCCTGGACGACCTTTACACCGCCAAGATGGCCGCCATTCAGGCCGGAAAAAACGCCGCCCGCGACGGAGGGTTCACCCTCGACGGGGTCCTCTACGACACCGACGCTGAGGCGCGCCTGGCGTACCTCGAACTGGCAACCAAGCTGGTACAGGACCCGAGCTACACAACACCCTGGAAGGCCTCCAAGGGGCAGTGGGTCACAATGGACGCGGCCCTTTTCGCTGATCTCCAACCCGCCTACGAGGCCCATATTCAGGCCTGCTTCGTGTGGCAGGCAGAGAGGGAGCAGGAACTCGCCGCGGCCTACGCGGCAGGGGACAGGGCGGCCATGGAGTCCGTGGCCGAAACGATGTAGGAACGCAAAAAGCCCCACTCGCAGACCAAGCGGGT